GGTTTTAGCAAAGGCTTGCAATAATCTGCGTTGGCCCTCGCTAACCTTTTCATTGGGGCGTTTCCACTCCATCACCAAAAACTTGCCTTTACGCTCTGCTATGCCATCAAGATTACTAGGGCAGAAATGTGGATTTGTAGGCAATAGTCCTAAGAACGCACCATAGTCAATGTGTGATGCGAAAGCGTTACGCATTATCTTATTGAATGTTTGCATTGTTTTGCAGTACATCCTCAAGTTCTTGGGCTAAATCAACCACATCACAGCTTTTTAAATAGGCTTCAGTTGCTTGATTTTTTAGGCAAAATTCATGCACTTTTTTAATGGCATGGTTAAGTTCTAGCATTACTTCAGCGTAATCTCTCATCGGGTCAACCTTTCTATATTTCTGTCATTAGCTTGTTGGGTACGCCATGCTTCAAAACGCATCTTGGCGGCTTCTAATTGCCATTTAAGGGCTTCTTTTTGCTCTACCGCTACCCCTATGGCTTTGCATAAGTCTTGATACTCTTGACTGCGGTAGGCTTCCCGTTCTTGAGCACCAAGACTTTGTTCGTCAGTTTGCGACATTTTGATGGCTTTAAGACTATGCCTAAAGTTCTCAAGCTGGGCTAGTTCACCGCTTGCTTTAGCGTATTGCGGTGCTGTTTTAAATATAAAGTCTATTGCTTCGTGTGGGTCATACTCTTTCATTTTTTACCTATATATTCATGTGAGTAACAAAATCTATTTGCGTAATCTTTTAAGTTTTTAGGTGCTCCCATTCTTTTTTTGTTTGACCGCAAATAACCTTGTCTAGTTGACATATTGGTAGTGCATGGTCGCCATTTTTCAGAGTTATTTCTATATTCTCCAAGCCTATAACTTGCAGTTTTAGAAAAGTATCTTCTGCCATGAGCTAGGTATATTTCACCAATAGCGTCTGATATTCTTACTCCTAAACCTAAACCTTGAAAATCAGGCAAAACTACAGTTCTATGCCCTCTCCAAGCATTTTTAAAAGACCCGCTTGGGAATGGTATGGTTGCACAAAAACCCACTACAGTTCCATCCCAAACAGCGAGCCAGCATTGTGAAGCTTTATGGATGTTTGCTGTGAGATAGTGATGTTTGCTAAACATTGACCACGCTTGGGTTGAACAAGGTAACATTTCCAATTCAATCGTTGGTCGCCTAACTGACCCCCTTCCGACAGTCAGTCGGTTTGTGGCGGTGTCATATACCCAATCAGGCTGTAACCATTCAATAATGTCGTAATGGCAAGTAGCCAAAATAATGTTTTGTAGGTTGCTTTTGTCAACATATCTACGCAATGCGTAAGAGCATGATTTAGCCACATTTCTATCTACAACAGATGTAAATTCATCAATTACAGCGTTGTTTTCAAGTCGCATAGCTAAGTCTGCTCTAAACTTCTCACCAGTAGATAGCACATGGTAAGGTCGCATCCAAGATGGAACTGTATTAAAACCAACTGCACTTAGTTTTTCTTGAGCTTTAATAGAAGATTCAAAGTGCGAACAAATTGCTTTGTTTGTATCCCAATTAATTGTTTTTTCTTTACCAAACTGTTCTAACAAAGATGATTTACCACTACCACTTGGGCCTACAATTAAACCAATTCCAAATTCTGTAGGCAAATTAGGTAAAACTGGCACTTCAAATTGAGAATTGCCATCAAATTTAAAATCAAATGACTGACTAAGCTCATCCGTTATTGCGTCTGTTTCTATTTGAATTGTTTTTATAACCATGTTTTCCATTCCCCCTTGTTACCTTTTTTCCATTGGTCTGCAAAGCCATTTAGTAAATTACTATCAAGTTTATATTTTGATAGGTATTCTCTAAACTTTGCTAACCCCCATTGATTACGCCATTTGCACAACTGCCGTACTGCACATTGATGTTTGTATTCAATCAATCTCCATACCCATTCGCATCATACATTTCTTCTTTAAAGTATCGTAGCTATCGTACCCGTTACCCAGTATGCCTAGTTCACGAGCTTTGTTCTCAATACCTTGTTGGCTAAACATCCAAGACCTGTCCACCTTTTCTTTGGCGGGGGTCATGTCTAAAACATCTTCCCACCTTGCTGCATTTAACCAACTAGCAGGGTACGGGATATAGTCTATTTCGGTGCGTTTAAGTTGCCAATGTCTAAGGTGTTTAGGCAAGGCTTCTAAGGCTTCACGCTTTTCAAGGTCAGTCAATCGTTTCCAAGCAATTTCAGCTTTTTTCTTGGCGACCTTTTTGGGCCAGTTAATCCAAAACTTTTCAAAATCCACACTATCCCCCTATTTTGTTGCAAGTATATAAAGTCCTACATTACTAAACGCATACCCACTATATACAACTGCCATAGCTGTATTACCTTTAAAGCCTTGTTCAATAGAAATATAAAAGTAAATTGCACCAGTTAAGATAATTAGCCAAGAACTCACAATTCCCCCGTAAAGGCTGTAGGTTAAGTTTACTTAATAATAAGGTATATAGGTACTTTCCCTTATGACTCATAAGTATTACATTAACGCCTATAAAGTAACCTATAAGTTACATTATGTTGGTTAATGTAATGTTTATATACCTTTATGTATAGATTTTGGCTTTATTTATATACTTATAGGTTAATGTGTATATAACTTATATATAATTTTTTGCAAGCTCTTTTCCCATAGAACGACCAACGCCACAAGTGGCGATACTGTCAAGAGATGTATCGAGTAACGACTCTACCCAAGCTGGCTTGACCCAGTATCTTGGCGGCTATCGCAGGTGTCGACCCTCGCTCCGATGCTGAATCTCCATCGGCCTCTAGCCCATCCCCGACTTTTTCTAACACCCTGTCGTTTCGGGTGGCAGAAATAGAAAAACCCCTTTAGGTTGTTCTAAGTCGACACCGCTTAATAAATGACTCGAAAACATTTACTAAACGCTCAGAACAACCCAAAAGGGTCTTATGGTTTCGAGTTAAATATTAAACAGGTGTCTAATCTGCCCCTACATTATAAAACAAATTATTGTTGTGTGCTAATTTTTGATAATTGTATTGTTGTTTCTTCTTCAAGCTGTTTTACAAGGGTTGTAATTAACTTTGCAAATAAAAGGGCATTACCCTCGCCTTCAATATCCAAATGGGCTACAAGCCCATCTACAGTTACTTTAATGGTTGCGACTGTTGTTGTCATGGTTTTTCATTAAGTTCTGGCCATATTATGCCAAACGATTCAGGAAATAAGTCCTTACGGCTTACCAAACCTTTAGATTCCTGTTCTAGCAACGCCCCCAAATACACCATTTTATCGGCTGGAATACCTGAATTTTTCCACATGGACACCGCAGGTACGCTAATTTTGCAGATTTTGGCTATTTTGGTAGGCCCACCCAGTAACTCGATAATTTGGCTATCGGTAAACATTTTCTTCTTCATTAAGCAAGTTTAACAAAAATACAACGCCATATCAAATAGTTTGCACATTTATTTAATTTGGCTTAATATGGTGGTACAGCATAAGCTGTTTACTTTTAAGGATAATTATGGATGACTTACAGGAATTACATAACGAGCAGTTACAAGACCAAGAACGCCTAGAGATAGCTTTAGATAAAGCAGAAGATGGTGATATGTTGACATTGGCAGAAATTGACCTAATCAGGTTTCATTGTGGACTCCCTAACAAGCGTAGGGTTAATCCAGTTTTGTCTGCTATTGCTGATGATTTTTCTAATATTTTTGGGGGGAAACAATGATTGTGACAGGCACAACTACAGAAAAGAAAGAGTTTAAGGTAGCCCCAGTAGGGTCGCACCTAGCTCGTTTATACCGAATTATTGACCTTGGGACTCAGAAGTCCGAGTACATGGGTCAAGTCAAGATGCTACGCAAAGTGAAGTTCTTTTGGGAGCTTCATGGCGATGACTTAAAGATTGAGGGCAAACCCCTTATCCAAACACGCAACTACACGCTGTCCCTTGGTGACAAGGCTTCGTTACGGAAGGACTTGGAGTCGTGGAGAGGGAAGTCATTTACCGATGACGAATTGCGTGGCTTTGATTTACGCAATTTATTGGATAAATGGTGCATGGTGACTGTTCAGCATAGAACCGCTAATAACGGCAATACTTACGCTGATGCGGTTGCAGTAACACCAGTACCCGCGATTGTGCAAAAGGCAGGACTACCACAGGGCGTAAACCCTTGCGTATTGTTTGACTTGCAGAAGTTTGACCAAAAGACCTTTGACGAGCTATCCCAAGGTCTAAAAGACCAAATTATGCAGTCAGCCGAGTACCGCAACACCTTTACTGATGTAAATAAGAAGTTGCAAGACGCAGCAATTATTGATGACGATGTTCCATTTTAGGGGGTAACCTTTAGGAGCGAGCTATGAACCACATGATTAAAGACTTTATTGACCAAAAATATACAGTCAAGACCTTCCAAGAACGGGGCTACGATGAAGAAGTACCCATCATCGGTTTTGCCCAAGATGACTTGGAAACTGTCATTAAGACTGTGGTTCAGGCTTGTGCCGATAGGGTTAAAAACTCTGATGATAGAATCGCAATACTACAGTTAATGTACTGTTTAACAGGGGGACTAATGTTGGATAAACTGCACGAATATTTTGAATATCGTAACGGCAACCTATACTGGAAAATAAGTAGAGGTTCTGCCAAACAAGGCAATTTAGTAGGCAATCTTGACAAAGAGGGCTACAGAAAAGTTTTGTTAAGACCAAAAAGTTACAGAGTTCATAACTTAATTTGGGCCTACCATTATGGTTATTTGCCAAAACAACTAGACCATATTGATGGCAACCCACAAAACAATTCTATAGAAAACTTGCGTTTAGCAACTTCCGCACAAAATAACGCTAATCGTGGCAAACATAAAAGAAATACCACAGGCTTTAAAGGTGTTACTTGGGTAAAGACTTGCCATAAATATTCTGCAAGACTAGCAATTAATAAATCACGCCTATTTTTGGGTTATTTTTCAAGCCCCGAACAAGCTCATTTGGCTTATGTAGAAGCGGTTAATAAATATTGTGGCGAATTTGGGAGAATAAATTGATAGTCAAAGAAAGGGAAGAACAAAATGGTCATTGGTACTTACCCGATGGCAGTCCAGCCTATCGCATCATTGGCAAGAACGGGAAAGAAAGAAACTCAACTGTCAAAGACGCAAGAGAACATGGCTTACTGCCCTCAGTTACAACAATTATTGGTTGTGCGTCAAAACCCGCATTGGATGTATGGAAACAACAACAAGCCATATTGTCCGCTCTTACATTACCTCGCTTAGAGGGTGAGTCGGAAGAAGATTGGCTAAGTCGGGTCGTTGCTGACAGCAAGGAAACTGCCAAGCAAGCAGCAGAGCGTGGCACTCAGATACATGGGGTCATAGAAGCCTTTTATGAGGGTATTTACATACCTGAGCTACCAACCTATGTCCGAGCCGTAGAAACCGCTATAAACGAGCATTTTGGCTCACAGCTATGGGTTTCTGAGAAGTCCTTTGCTTATGGGGGGTTTGGCGGTAAATGCGACCTAGTTGCTAAGTCAGGCTTTGTGGTTGACTTCAAAACAACTGAGAAAGACTTAGATAAGCTCGATTACTTCTTTGACCACCAAATGCAGTTATCAGCCTATCGGCAAGGGTTTGAGATGCCCAAAGCTCGGTGTGCGATTGTTTATGTCAACGCCCTACAAAATAAGGCTAAACTAGTAGAGATACCTGAAGATGACCTGAGAATTGGGTGGGAATGTTTTACCCATTTATTAGCCTTTTATCGGGCAAAAAACAAACTATAATGATTACGGGGTGGCGGCTATCCCCCAGCCACAATCTCCTTCACACCGAGGGCCACCCCACCTTTACAGAGCGTTAAGCCGCCCCAAGAGGATGTGGCAAGTAACGAGTTTTGCGGCTTTCAGCGTTACATGAAACAGCTACCAA